CTCAGCATAGGTGGTGTGGCAGTGATGCACAACACTGTCAGTGATGCACAGGTTAGACTGATACGCAGTTTAGACAAACAGATAACAGTGGTGCCAGATCAAGACAAGGCAGGCGTTGAATTAATTGACCGTGCGCTAGAACTGGGCTGGGCTGTGAGTATACCTGATTGGCCTGAGGGCTGCAAAGATGTCAACGATGCAGTGATAAAGTTGGGCCGATTAGGTGCCTTGCTAACTATAATGCAATCGCGAGAGACAAGTAGAATCAAGATAGAACTAAGGAAAAAAGCACTTGTTAAAAGATTACAACAAACTGTGGGTGTTCGATGACAGTGTTTTATTCTGAATATTTTTGTAAATTTGCAAAAAATTTAAGAGGTTGAGTTGATTACAATAGTTTCCTATCCATTGAAAAGACATTTATTATTTGATTCAGCTACTCAACGAGCGTTTACAGGAACGTTGGCTGGAAATATATTACATGTATGGGACGTGATCGATGATGCTACTATAAAAACCATTATAGACAAATTTGGAGAACCAAAATATATTGTAATGGATAGTTTTTCGTATTACAACACTTCTCTCGATGTACCGGTGTATTGTATTGATGCATGGATAGAATATCAATTAACAAAATTTAAATCAATAGTTGTAACATCAGTTGATGGAATTACAATGGACCATGTTGCTAATTTTTTAATTAACAAAAAACAAATAAATCGTTTTTTAGCAATGAAACTCAGCGGAATTTTTGATATTGATGTAAACTATACTTGGAGCGGCGTGGGAAAAGAATTTGATTTAATGCATATTATTCAAGAAAAAAATTCACTCAATGACAGTTTAATTGATCAATATTGGGAAGAAATACTATCCCCGATATCAAAATTTAAAGAAAAATGGTACTCTGACTCAGACAACCCAGTTGTTGATTCTTTTGGCATAGCAAAATATGGAAGCAATGTAGAAACATGGAACAAATATCTAAATCACATTGTGTCAAATTCAGCAATATCAATCATAACCGAAAGCGTTTGGACACAACATGCAACTACATTTACCGAAAAAACATTGTACTCAGTTTTGGGAATGACTTTTCCAATTTGGGTAGGCGGGGTAAATTCAGCAACTTGTTGGAAAAACAAAGGGTTTGACATATTTGATGATGTAATTGATCATAGTTATCAAAATTTACCAACGTTATTGGAACGATGCTTCTATGCATTTTATTTAAACAAAGATATTTTAACTGACTTTGAAAAAGTTTCCACTCTTAGAAAACAAAAATTAGGTAGACTGGCCAACAACAGAAATTTGTTGACTTCTGGTACATTTAGAAAATACAATCAAAAAGAAATTCAAAAATGGCCAAATGATTTGCAAGAGTTAGCAAACGCCTCTATAATAAAATACTTGCCAGGAATAAAAAGCTATCTTTGAGAGACACCATGCTAACAACTATATATATAGAAAAATAACATGTTAAAAGATTACAACAAACTGTGGGTATTCGGTGACAGTTATACTACCCCGGACTATTGTGTAACACCGCAAGAAAGTTTTTGGGGATTGGCTGCTAAACATATAAATGCTGATGAGATTGTAAATTGTTCATGGCCCGGGAACAGTCTTGCCAGTGTATGGCACATGTTGATAGGCATGCAAACAGAATATGATTTTGATAGAGATTTTTTTATAATAGGTATTCCGCCATTGGAAAGACTGACAGTTTTTGACAATTTCAAAGATACCAAGTATAATGCTACTTGTTTCGATGTCAGTACCTGGGAAAAACATCAACAGCAAATCAATTGTCATACTGGGCTACAAATAATAAAAGGGCACCAAGCTGAAAAAATGGTTGTGTACGAAGATCGTTCTTGGTCCGAGACGCAGGCACTGTCGACACTGTTTTTGATAACTGCTTGGTTGGATTCAGTGGCAGCCAAATATTTGATAGTTAATTTAAGCAAACCATTTGACTCTGAAAACAAATGGGGGCCAAGTGAGTTTGTGTTGCCGTATTGTCAAAATCATAAAAGATGTATATTGTTTGAAGATACATACTACTCCGTGAATGTTAACAAGCACGAGCCTGCAGATTTTAAAAAACACGGCTGGTGGGGGCATCACGGTCCAGCGGGCAATGTACACTTTTTTGAAACAAGTATAAAGGATAAACTTTGCTAAAAGAATACGGACTTGACGTTCAACGTTTATTTTTAGAAATGATGTTGGAAGACGCACAGAGCTATGTGCGTGTGCAGAACATCTATAACCCGCAGAACTTTGACAAAAGTCTGCGAGCCGCGGCTGAGTTCATCAAAGAACATTCGGACAAACACAAAACCTTGCCTGAACGCACACAGATTGCTGCCACCACAGGCATCCGACTGCAAGCAGTACCTGACTTGAACGAAGGCCACTTTGATTGGTTCATGGGCGAGTTTGAACAGTTCACCAAGCGCCAAGAACTAGAACGTGCGATTCTCAAGGCAGCAGACATGTTGGAAAAAGGAGACTTTGAACCTGTAGAGAAGCTGATAAAAGATGCTGTACAAATATCATTGACCCGGGACATGGGCACAGACTACTTTGCAGATCCGGCAGCTCGTATCAACAAGTATTTCAACTCAGGTGGACAGGTATCAACAGGTTGGCCACAACTGGATAGATTGTTGTACGGTGGTTTCAGTCGTGGTGAACTCAACATCTTTGCCGGTGGATCTGGATCCGGCAAGAGTTTGGTCATGATGAACATTGCACTGAACTGGTTGCAACAGGGCTTGAGTGGTGTGTACATCACACTGGAACTTTCAGAAGAACTCACAAGTTTGCGAACAGATGCCATGCTCACAAACATGAGCACCAAGGATATTCGCCGAGACATTGACACCACAGAACTCAAGGTCAAACTGGTGGCCAAGAAAGCAGGCAACTATCAAGTCAAAGGTTTGCCAGCACAAAGCAACATCAACGACATACGTGCATACTTGAAAGAGTATCAAATACAAACAGGCAAGCGTGTGGACTTTGTGATGATTGACTACTTGGATTTGTTGATGCCGGTGAGTGCAAAAGTTTCGCCCAATGATTTGTTTGTGAAAGACAAATATGTGAGTGAAGAATTACGCAACTTGGCCAAAGAGCTGGGCATCCTGATGGTCACTGCTTCGCAGTTAAACCGATCAGCAGTGGAAGAGATTGAATTTGACCATAGTCATATTTCAGGTGGTATATCTAAAATTAACACAGCAGATAACGTGTTTGGTATCTTCACAAGTCGCGCCATGAAAGAGCGTGGCAAGTATCAGATACAGTGTATGAAGTCTCGAAGCTCGACCGGCGTTGGTCAAAAAATTGATTTGGAGTACAACATTGAAACAATGCGCATTACTGACGAAGGCGGAGAAGATGGAGACACTTATTCAAAGAAACCATCTGCATCCATCATGGATTCAATCAAAGCCCGCAGTCAAGTTAGCTCAGCTGGTGATGACGCAAGCAGCCTTCCATGGGACAGTGCGGAACCAGTTGCAAAAGTCACAGCAGATGTTCAAAGTGCAAAACTAAAACAACTGCTGGGCAAGATCAAAACTGGTTAAGACGCTGTGATCACAGGAGTCCACGCCGTGGCACCGTCAGTGTTGACGTACATCCTGTCACTGGTAGCAGATCCATCAGTACGCATGTATAACGATCCTTGGGCAGCACTCAATGTGGGCGCACCTGATCCAAAGAATATACCAAGGTTGGTGACACTGGACATTTTGTAACCTGCGCCTGTTGTACCACCTGCTGGCACAGCAGTACCAGAAAGTATTCTGGCATTGCCCACAGCGGATACCACAGCACCGCTCAATATATTACCACCAGAAATGTTGGCAGCAACTGATATGGTAGTTCCGGTAAAAAGTGTGGCATTGACATTGGCACCGCCCAATACATTGCCACCGATAATGTTGCCAGTTGCACTCACAATACCACCGGTCAATACGTTACCGCCAGTGATATTGCCAGTGGCTACCACTTGAGCACCTGTGGTAAGATTGCCGCCGATGACGTTGCCGGTAGCACTTACTATTGCTCCTTGCACAAGAGCCACGGAAATCACATTGCCGCCAGTGATATTACCTGTGGCTACAACTTGAGCACCAGTATTGAGATTGCCTCCAATTATATTACCTACAGCAGTGATTAGTCCTGCAGTACTAACATTGCCACTGGTGACGTTACCCGAGGCTGACATCTGTCCAGTGGTACGCAAATTGCCACCGGTGACGTTGCCTGTGGTTGCTGTAACACCATTGATCAGTGCATTGCCCACAGAAATATTGGCTGTGGTTGTGATGTTGGCTGTGGTATTGATAGCACTGAGAATATTACCACTCAAACTCAATGTAGCGGAAAGCAAGTTACCACCAGTGACGTTACCAGTTGCTGAAACCAAACCTGCAGTATTAACATTACCGCCAGTGACGTTGCCTGTGGCACTGACCAACCCACCAGTGAGCAAGTTGCCAGCAGTAACGTTGCCAACAAATGTAGAGCCACTGACCACAATGTTGCCCACAATATCGCCAGTCACATACAAATTGCCACTGACCCCCACACCACCTGCCACAATCAGCGCACCTGTGCCTGCATTGGTACTCACAGCAGTATTGGCAATGGTCACTGTGTCAGTGTAATAATCCAAAGGTCTGGTAAAATCATACATGGCAATTGTGGTACCAGCATTGATAGTGCTGAACCCAAATTCAAATGTGCCAGCAGTGGCAAATGTCAGTACACTGGATGCAAGTCCTTGTATGGTATTTGTGCCCTGTGATACACTAGCAGGCAAGGTCATAGTTCGTCCTGCGGCATCCACAGTGACTCGCAATCGTATCATGCCAAATGTTCCCGAAGGTGGCCAAGTTGCGCTGTCAAATGCCAGAGTAATGTTGCCAGTTATTGATATGGTTTGATAAGGACCAGCATTGCAGTCTATGTTCACAGTGCCCGAAGTGGCTGCAATAGTAACCACTGTACCTGCTATGCCGCGTACTTGAGCATTGTAGATCACATTGTTGGCCATGTTGTTGTCCAAAGTGGTGCCAGTTAGTGCTGCTTTGAACACACCTTTTGACTGCAGATCATTTATTTCGTCCTCTGCGTATTGAAAATTTGTCTTGATGTTAGTAAAATTGTCACGCATGCCCTGCGTGTTGTTACTAACACCTGCCACGGGGTAATCACCGTTTATATCGTTGGGATTGATCTGACTAGTCATACTGGTTCCTTGTATTAGATATTTATTGCAATGACGTTTCCACTAAATAATCCAAAGGCCCTTGAGCAAATGCAAAAGAAAACTAAAAGCATATTAGAAGAACTGGACAGTTTGTACATAGAACGTGATCGCAGAGCCATCATAGAAACTCGCGCCAGCAACCTAATAGAAACAGCCATTCGTTTGCTGGAACAAATCGACGCTGAATTCTCGCCAGATCAAGCAGAGAATCTTCAACGCAAACTGCTGAATGCAATACGTCACAGAGACACCAGCAAGTTCTCACGGTCCGTAAGGAGAACCAATGCAGATCTTTGAAATCACTGCTAAAAAACCCATACAAGAAGCCGGCTGGTTCTCCAGCGCCTCGATTGGTGCGTTGGGCGACAAATTGGCCGCCTACAATGCACAACAGGCCGGATTAAGCATGCCAAATGATTCAGCCGGCAGCGGTGCTTACGGCGACCTGCGAGCCAAGGCCGCAGCCGCTGCAGATCCATTGATCAATCAAATGGCTGCAAACGAAATGGCCAACTGGAATCAAACACTGTCAAATGCCATGAAATCTACTGGTGTGAACACCCCCGGTGCATTGCCACCAGCCACCAGACGAGCAATATCAAACAGTTTTATGACTAGAGTTTTTCAATATTTTCTTGAAGGTAAACTAGGCGACAATCTAAATAATTTTCCCGAAATGGTAGATAAACGGTCCAGAGCCGAAGCCAATACATTGTTGACCAAATTAAATTCTGCTGTTAGAGGCATACTCAATTACTACAGCCCCCCAACTACGCCAGAAGGCCAATTTCAGCAATGGAAGGATCTTAGCAAAGCAACATATGATATGAGATCCTTGATGCAATTCAATCCTGCGGCCAATTCACAAAGACAGCAAATGCAAGTGATGCCACCTATTGTGGTAGGGCCGGGCACTACAGGCAGTGTAAAGATTGGCAGAACCACATTGAATACCTCACCACAACAAACAATTATAGCTCAGTTGATTAGGAAAATACAAGGTTCGCCTACTGCTGCTGCCCCAGTGGTCAGTGTAGATCGCAGGGGAGACGTTGCAATGAACGGCATGTTATTGTCACCTGCAGATGCTGTGCAAGCCGAATTGATAAAGATTATCAAATCTGAAATACAAAAGGCCAATCCATGAAAAGCCTACGCACACTATTAGAAGGCGGCAACGTATTTAAAGACGCTGAAGGTAATCCGCTCACTGGTCGTATCAATCAAAGCGATGTACCTGCCACTGTGGCCTGGCTTGAGCAACTCACCGGCATAGAATTCCCACGTGAACGCTGGTTGGGATCAACAGGCAAGGCGCCTACATCGGGCGACATGGATCTTGCT